CCTTTCTGCCATTTCAGAGGGGCGGATTGCAAGATGACACGGTAGCAATCGAAGTAAAGGCGAGGATTTGAAACCGCACCGATCGTTACGGTCGTGTTGTTCATGTCCAAGCGGGCGGCGTACGCGGTCCCTGCAAGCAAAGCCGTGATGTACGTTTCATCGGTGACGACAAGCTCGACCTCCAAATCTCCGATAACGGAAAGGTTGACGATATCCGCAGGGGCGACAGATCCGATCGTGCGGTCGTCTTCGACAGCGCCGTCGAGGGATAGCTTGGCATTGCGTACGTTGATCGCAGAGGCAGCACCGAGGCCGGATTGAGCCGACGCGAGCTTAAAGCTACAATCTTGCGCTCTAAAGACGTTCTGGGCCGTGTAGGCGATGTACCGGTTAGCAAGCGTGACCGTGTGGACGCCGGATTGAGAGCCGGAGGTCGTGATCTTGGTAGCGGCGAGGGCGTTTGCGAGGGAGGTTGCAAGGTTGAACGTCGAGGAAGAGACGTAGACGACGTAATACGTGGTCCCAGCGGTCAAGCCGGTTGGGAGTGCGCCAGTGGTCGAAAGCGTCACGGCGTCACCAGTGACGAGGCTATGCGCTGCGAGAGTGAACACACCCGGCGCGGCGATGGTGACGGTAAACACGCCGAGCGTCGTTGACGCGCGAGCGAGCGAGCGGAAACCGGCGGTATATTCCGCAAGTGTCTTTTCTGATACCGAGATCTCCAACTTAGAAACCATCGCGAGAGCGTGGTCGCGTCCGCCGTTCGGGTTCTTCTTGTGAATGGAAAGGGATTGCTTTTGGTTTCCGGCCAACATGTCGAACGTGTGATCATACACGCCAGACTCGACGGTCGCATCTGCAACCGTTCCGAACATGGAAAGTATAGGGAGGCCGATCTCTGCATCACGCACGTATCCGCCGATATTTCCCTCGGCAAATGTACCGACAACATGGGAGTTTCGGCTATCTTCTAAAATACCGCTGCGCGATTCATCGACGGCCATGATCGTTTTATCAACGTGGTCGATGTCTACCCACTTCACGCCGTATTGTGGGGCGACGAACGTCCCACGGGTCGCTTCTTTCGCGATCCCACCCTCCAATAAATCACCAGAGTATTTGTTCATAATAGGTTAGATTAGATCTTCTTAAATGCGTTCCGCAGTATCGTGCGCGCTTGCTTTAAGCCACCCACGAAACCCCTTTTAAAATCTTCTGACTCGTCCGTTTTATCAGGGTTTTTTTTGCACCACTCGATCTCTTGATCGAGCAGGCTATCCACTTGGTGATGCGCGAGCTTTTTATTACTCGCCTGCTCTGGGCGAATCACCTTATTTTTGGCGTGAGTAATCATATGGGAGGATTATAGCACGACTCGTTACGAGATAGACACGAGCTTGGTACATGCGAGCGTGATCACATCCATGCGGACGTTCTGCCCGTTCCAGCTTAGGACTCCCCGACCGCTCACGACCGGACGGATTCGATTCTCTAGCAGTCCTCCCAAGTGAGTGCTAGCCATGAGCGCAGCATAGATCGCGTCGATGGCAGTTTCGGCCAATACTTCCGCCGCGCCGTGCTCTGTTTCCGCTTGAATCGCCGTATAGACGCGGATCTCAAAATTAAAGTCCGTCTCGTCGGTGCGGTTGTCGAAAAAGTCTGACCGTGAGTCAACGCGGACTAGTTCGACGGCTGGGAACGCGGAGATCTGTACGCCCTGTTTATTTTGCTCCCCGTTAAAAACCACCTTTAGCGTGGTGGGAACGAGGGCGTCGAGGATGACTTTGATCGCGGCGCGAATGGATGCGTAGTACATAAATTATTCTTTAGCGATAGTTTTAGCGACGAGATCCATTGCGTCCTTGAAATGTTTATTGATCCGATCCTGTGCCTTGTCTCGAATCTTCTCCATAAATTTGTTGGGCGTCTTGATATTCTTCGTTCCCTCGTGGACAAAGATCGCGTATTTGACGCGCGGCCCGATGCTCCCAAATAAACGGCCTATCGTAATGCCCTGACCAAACGATTTGATCAGGTTACGGGTACGCTGTGGGACGAGTGGCTGCTCTGCGAACTTGTGAGCCTCTGCGACGCTCGCCTCTACAGCTTTCTGCATGTATTTCTCCGTGATCTGCGGAAAAGCCTTCATGTGAGCCAGCGCCCGATCTAGGCCCACGATCTCGACGCTATAATCTGGCATATCAAGCAAAGCGAGGACGGGCGTAAGGCTTGAGCATTTCTTTATCTTCGTCCGAGATCTTCACCTTTTCCCACGTCACGGAGGACTCTTGCGAGGCTTGGCTCGATTTGCCCTCGTCCGTGCGCTTGTTGAACAGGGCCAAGGCGATGCGCTCGCAAAGGTCTGTGATCTCAAAGGGGAGGGTATGCGTCGCCGTAAATTCGTTCGTCCAGTCGATCAGGTATCCGGCCACATAGGTGACGCGGATAGCTTTTGGGCCGGAGTACCCAGAATATAAGCGCAGGCGACCGAGTGCGCCGTCATCGAGCAGGACGTAATTATCGACCAGCTCGGTTGTCCAAGATGGCGTGCCGACGGGTCCGACATTGTATTGCAGGCTCGTAAGCGATGTGACCGGGAAGTGCTTTAAATAGATCGTCTGCTGGCCGTCCTCAATGTCGATAACCTCGTTCGTGTGCGTACCTGTCTTGAAACGCAAGCCATTGCACGCCTGCTCGATCATCGAAGTGGCGTACATGATGGCACGCTCCAAGAAGGTATCAAAAGTAGTCGTCGCGTCGAGGATTCCGGCGCGATTCTTTACGTGCGAGAGCGTGGTCAACGCGTAGTCGGGGAGTGCCATAGGAGATTTAGACGACCCGCCCCGAATGAATCAGGGCGGGGGAGTCTAAGCCTTAGACGTTGGCGTCTGGGGCCTGTACTGGGTTCAATGCACCACGGCTCTGGGAGAGGATGGCGATTGCGGTACATGGCAACGATTCCGCGCTACCAGCGGCGGAACAGCGGACGAACATGTAGCGCTTGCGCGATCCAGTTCCGAGTCCGTTAACTTGAATCTTCTTGACCGTGTTGTCTGCGGTGATCGCAGCAACCGCGCCAGAGATGGCAGCGATTCCGGTAACGGAAGAGTTCGAGTCGCTTTCGTACACTTGGAACGAGTACGTTTCATCGTTGAAAGTACCGTTACCAGCGATGATTGCAAAGCACACGTTATCAAACCCGGCGGTGTCGACGACGGTTTCCCCGGAGGTATCACCGTTGTTGGTCGTCAAGGTCTGGGGTTGGATGCTGGCAACAATCTTGATGTCTTCGGCAATGGCGTTCATACAACTTGATCTTGGTTAGCCTCACCCGTCGCACCCTCTACAGGGGCAACCGGCGCGGTAGGAGCAGAAGCGCCGTCGCCTGCTGGCGCAGCACCTTGCCCTTGGTCGTTAGCCGCTCCGGCATCGGAGGCGGTTGATTCTTCTGACACCTTCGTTTCTACCGGAGGCGGTAAAAACTCCACTAAGTCGCCCAACTCGGCGGCCTGCTCCGCCGTGAGGGTGAGAACTGATCCGCGCTCGACGCGGTCCAGCTTGTACGCAAACGCTACGAGAGCGCGGTACTGTCCATCCTCCAAGGCGCGAGCCTTTTTAGGCTCGGCCTTGGGAGATTGGGCCGCGTTGGATTTCTTAGACATACGCTATTTAGGGGTGGGTCGCAGCAACCACGAATCCGGCAGGGAGGTGGACAACAGTTGCGTGATCTTCCTTCATTACAAAGCCTGTTTGGTTGGCCAAGGCGATTTCCTTGCCGAAGTTACCAGACGTGTGCTGTTCCATGCTCATGCCGCCTTCGCTCTGACCGAACGATGCACATTCGAGGTTGCCGAAGATGGCGAACTTCGTTGCCGCAGCGGACGCGGAGAACGCAGGAAGGTGACGTACGCACCAGACTGGATAGTCTTCGACGTAGCCAGCAGGGCGAGGACCGGCAGGCGACTTAGGATCGTTGCGGAGCAAGGCAGACATACCGGCAGCCGTGAGACCACCCGCACCAATCAAGTATTGACCGGCGTCATCCTTCTGGATGCGGTACTTGGCCCAGTTCGTGCGGTTCACGAACAAACCAGCCCCCGGCAACAATTCCTCTTCGAGCAAGGCGGCCATGTTCGACACGTCTTCCACGATGTTGAAATTGTCAAAGCCCGTAGCACCAGAGGCGAGGGTATAAGCCGTCACATCTGGGTTGTTCAAAATACCCATGAAAGGCGCACCCGTTCCAGCGAAGACCTGCAAGTCGATCATGTTTGCGCGAGCCTCACCAGCGAGGGCGAGCAACCAGTCGGCCAATGCGACAGGGGAGAGCTTCAAGAGCTTGTTACCCACGGCAAAGGCGAGCTGCCACGTTTTCGACGTAAGCAACGCTTCCTTGAACGTCACCGCGGTAAGAGCACCTACCGTGTTCACACCGAGATACGCACCCGTGAGAGCGGCACCCGTGTAAGCAGGGATCGACAGGGTTTCCGTCGACATCGTCCACTTGGTGACACCAGCAAAGGCGACACCAACTGAGAAAGAGATGCGTTGGATGGCCGACGCGACCTCCGTTGGCAAGAGGTATCCGCCGCGCGTACCAATGTCGGCGATCATTTCCTCGTTAGCCTTGGTGCGCATCCCCATGAGGGCCTTAACACCTTCCGTAAAATTCGCCTTCTGAACTTCCGTCATGCCGGTACGGTCGTAACCGTGCGCAGCGCGTTCGATTGCCATTTGCTCAACGATATTGCGAGCAGTCTTGGCAGCATGTTCGCCGACAACCGATTTGAGGTCCTTTTCGAGAGCCTCGTTAACGGTCGCTTTGATGGCGAGCAACAACTTTTCTTCGTCCATACGATAAAAGAAAATGATTTAAGCCGACAACTGTTTCCGCATCTCTGCGAGGAAATCAGCGGTCAAAGTGTTTGTCTCTTGCATCACTCGTCGGAGGAAAACGAACTCGTTTAGTCCGCCTTTCTCCTTGGCAACGCTCGTCTTACCCACACCCTCTGTTTTGTCTTTCGACTCGACAGATCCAGCACCCTTTCCGGCAGCTTTCGCCTCGTCGACAGAGGCGAGAAGTTCCTTTAAAGCGCTAGTGCCAGACTCCATTGCGTCGATGGCTGCTTGAATTGTATCACGGTTCGCGGAAGAAAGAACGCGACCGGCCTTTGTCTTGCGGAAGTCGACCATTTTTTGCATGGTTTCCTGCACTCCCAGCATAAAGGTATCCTCGTCTGCGGCCTCCGTAAGTGCTGCGTCTTTGAGGGTGAGGAGCAGGGCGCAAAAGTCCTCGATCATCGGCCCAAACTGCGTTGGATCAACGGCGTCCGACATGAACGCGGTATAGAATTTATCCCATGCGTACCAAGCTGCCTCCATCATCGGATATTTCTCTTGGCGCTTCGCGTAGTTTGCGGCGTTGGTATCTTCGATGATCCCTTTCTTTTCCTCGGCTGCCTCTTCCTTTGGAGCCTCTTCGACTGGGGCCACGACTGGCGCGGCTTCCTCGACCTTGGCCTCTTCCGCTGGCTTTTCGACTTCGGTCTCCGGTTTCTTCTCTTCCGGCACCTCGTCTTTGATGAACTGCTCGATCTTTTCCGCGTCGCCACCGTCGATATCCTTGATCGAAAGGCGCTCTACGCGGGCGTTCGCGTTGCAAGGCACACCGACCCAGCTAACCTCTAGCAATTCGTTATAGTCCTTGTGAGGGATATATCCGACCGAAACAGTGTTGAGCCAACCGCCCTCGACCATCTCTTTGTTCACGCGGGCCAGCTCCGTAATATCGTGGAAAACAGGCGTCATTTTGAGCTTCTTATCTTCGACGCGCGCGTTCTTCCAAACGCCGGTGAGAGATCGGACGCTATAATCGTGGTCCACGAACATGCGCGGAGACGCGTTAAAGTTCTTGAGATCCCACGATTCCGCCTTGATACTGTCACCTGCTCGATCGGTGGATTCGTCGGACGCAATAACGATGATGTCACCGTTTACGTCCTTCTGCACCAGACCCTTTAAAAATAGTTTTTGCATAGAGGTTAGTTAAGAGAATGATCAAGCATTAGGTGACGGCAGTACGCACCACCGGGGTTGTTTGGATAAGCACGATCTCATCGAACCATGCGTCCATAATGAGGGTGGCCGCGCCGGTATTCCCTAAGACAGACGGCTCGATGTCGATAAATCGTGTGGTCGCCTGCGTCGTAAACGACCCCGTGTAGACCGTCCACCCAGAGGTGGTTTTAACCTTGGTACTCTGGGTCGTCTGGATCGTCGTTGCGGCTGTGTTGCGTTCCTTGAATTGGAGACAGGCACCATCCGCAGAGTCACCGCTCCCGTAGTTCGTTCGCATTGCGAAAGAATAGCTGTAGGAGGTATTTGGAAGTACTGGGATTGTGAAGGCGAGTTGAGCAACTGATGTGTTCAACATGTTTGAAGCGACCGCCGTCGCTCCCGTGGCCAACGTACTCACTTTCAGAGATTGAAGCCCCGCATACGGGTTTGTTGTGTCGAACTGGACAGATCCCGTACCTACAGAATTTGTCGAGTTGAATCCCCATTTATATGTGCTATTTGTTGCCGATCCCGCCGCCGACCCATCATTCCATGTTCCTTTTGTCGTCTGTGCTGCGGTGAATGTTGGTGCTACCTCAAAACCCGCGTTTTTAACTAGGTTTCCGTACACAGGTGCGCGTACCTCTTGATAGACGGGGAGAAGAGAGATGTCGTCAAACCACGCGTCCGAGATATTTCCGGCAACATTTTTCATTAAGCCAACAGTGGCCCAAACCGCACTTGCTCCAACCGTCTGCGTGATTGTGATCTGCGTCCAGTCTTGTGTACCGGTGAGCTTGACGGATGATCCCACGTTGTCGACACGAGTTCCAAGAGCATCGTATGTAGTGAGCTGCAAGAAAGCTCCGTTTGTTGGTACGTTGTTCGTTTTGATCCAACCAGTGAGGACGTAGGTAAGGCCCGGAGAAATCGGGATCGCAAACTTTTGGAGCTGCGCCACCGGTTGCGTTGATGCAATACCAGCGCCGATATCAACATACGTGCTTCCTGTTACGTCCGTCGCTGAAACCTTCAAAGAATAACTTCCCCCATGAGAAACCGTCGAGTCAAAGCTAACAGCCGTCGCGTTCGCGCCAGATTGCTGTTTCCATTTGAATGACTCATTTGTGGTAGAGCCAGCGGCAGAACCATCTACCCATCTGCTTTGCGTTGTCGTTGCGGCAACGAAAAATGGTACACGCTCAAATTCGGCGTTTCTTACTAGGTTTCCGACAACCTGACTTCGCATCTCTGGATAGGCGGGAAGAAGAGAAACTTGGTTATACCACGTCTGATGCGCGACAGCGGTTGCCACGTTGTCATCGAGCTTGATCACGACAAAAGATGTGTTCGATGCAGTCACAAACCGTTCAGTGACTGGGGTAAAGTCCTGTGTCGATGCTTGGTTCGTACCAGTGCCTCCGCCTGATTGCGTACCGTCGCCAGTGTAGAAAAGCCAAATCAGACGCACCGATGCAGAATCTGCTCCGGCCGTCTTGATATTCGCTGAAAGCGTATACGCCGTATTTGGTTTTACCGGGATCCCATATTTGGCAATGATCGCAGCGGTCGTATTGGTTTCAGTAGGGGCAGAGAGCAGGCGGCCACGTCCTGTAGAGTTTGTCGATTCGAGTTTGATTGATGGCTTGCCTTGGTACGTCGTTGTTGGGTCAAAACTCGCCGCAAATGCGCCCGCGCCGTTGATCTTATACCAGCCAAAAAGATCATTTGTTGATCCCGCTACGCTACCATCGACCCATACGGCCGATCCAGTGGTCGCACCAACTAACGGCGGCGCATATTCAAAACTGCCGTTTATAACCATTTCTCCGTTAATGAGCTTGCGGCCTTTCATTGGAACGTCCCCGGAGAACGTAGCGCCTGTAATCGCCCCGTTGTTTGGGGATGAAGAAAAGCTATTCAGTACCGACCCGGCCCCTTCATCGCACCGATAACCGTCCACAAGCCCAGAGGTAGGAACTGCGCCATAAACATACAGGTCCGAAATCTCTTGGGCTGTGAGTGCGCGATTCCACATGATCGGCTCGTCGATCCAACCGTCGAATGTTCTATCCGTCGTACCGGCACGATTACCGATAATCAGATCATTCGTGGTCGTAATACCAGATAGAGCGCCAGTAGCTGCGGGCGTACCTGTTTGAACCCCGTTTATATAGAACGTGACTGTTGCATCTGCCGCAACCGTTACCAAGGCGTGTTGCCAAACATTCATTAACAATGATCCAGACGGAGGAGACACGTCGGTTCCATTATTTACGATTAATGCGAGTTTATCTGTTGCTCGAACACGAAAGGCAAATCCGCCCTGACCAGCCGTTCCAGTTGATTTCGAGATAATATGGCCGTTTGAATTCTCCCCCAAGCTCTTAGGTTTAATCCAAGCGCTCAAAGTAAAACCACCCGTAACCAATTGGTTCGCGTTGTGCGGAATAACAACAGTATCCGTTGTGCCGTTGAACAACAGACTTGATACGAAATCTCTGACACGGGGCCGTGGCATAGTATTAGGATTGGTTCCAAATTGGGGTGACGCTCATCGCGGCAACGGCGATAGTGAAGTAACAACCCGTGTTCATCTGGACAGCGGCGGGGAGCATAACGACGCGTGGGCCTTCGGCAACTGCCGTCGTAAACGTCATGGTATCGAGAGCAACGGTGGTCGCGGCCGACGTGTTATCCCAGATTTTGAGCGTCGCACCAGCGGCACAAGAGTTGACGATAAAACCCATGAGCTGACCCGGACCGGTGAAAACAAGGGCGGAGGCGGTAAGCGGTACGGTGTAGGTTCCACGCGTCTGCGTCTTCAAGACGTTAAACGCGAGATCTTCACCACGTAGATACGTGTTGAGGTTCGAGTTTAAATCGCCGTTGGCATTGGATTGCAACGGGCCACCTTGTCCCGTCGTGCGCACTGTTGGCGTCGCGTTGTAGACCGCCCAAGGTAACGTGTTCAAAAAGCCCGTGAGGGTAGCGGTAACGGCAGTGATCCCAGCGCGAAGACGATCCCATGTGCTGCCGTTAAAGCCCGATCCACGCGAAGAAACCGGCACGTCTGACCGGGTATTGGAAACTCCATCGGCTCCCGCAGTTGGAACGGCGACCGTGCCCACCTTCGCAATATCACTCGCGCTCCCCACGTTGCCGAGAGCGTCGATGGTCTGGACCAAGAGAACCTTGTCGGTCGCGGCGCGCGCGGTGTTGGCTGCCGAGATATTGGCGCGATCCGTGCTCGTCGCATCTTTCAATTCGACGGCTCCGATTTCGATATCTCCCGTCTCGATCACGGCGTCCACTTTGAGACCGTTTACGGCGTCGAGAACACCGTCCATTTTCTTATAAAAGGCGGTGAGATCGAATACTGCGTCTGACGAGTCGAGCAGCTTACCAGCGCCGGGGTTGTGTAAATCGCGTTTAGGGGAGGCCATAGGTGATTTGTGAATGAATCAGGATGTATGATATCGAGTTGAGCCAATGATAGCATTTTCTCTATTACTCTGAAACGACGATCTCGTCTGGGCGCGTCACGCATCGACAGTTTGGATGCAGCGTACCCGCTTCGACCGGCGCGTAATTGATTGGGAGCTTGTTGCCGTCCTTTCCTTCCACCTCGTCACCGACATTAAAGAAATTTTCCTCAATGCCGACGACCGTTCCGTCCATAGGACCGCAGAACTCGCATACCTTCTCGTCCGCCGCTGTGTACCACTTGATCGTTTTGACGACCCCCGATTGCGTCCACGCTTCTTTGGCGGCGAAGTTGGCCGTACGGAAAGCCTCGGTATTCGCTACGCGCTTGGCGCGCACTGACTCCGAGAATTCCCCAATTTCCTGCACTTTCTTTTTGAGATCGGGGAGGGCGTCGCCAGCGTCGAGACCTTCCTGCAATTTCTCTTGGAGAAGGGCGATCGTTTCGTCCGTGTACGTCTTCGCCATGAGATTGACCGCCTTTTCGAGCGCGTCCTGCGTACGCTTATCGGTGGCATCGAATGCTGCACCGATCAGATCCGCAGCCTTGACCCCTTCCTCGACCAAGATCTCTTGATAGAGCGGACCCATGAGCTTGATAATCAACGCGACTTCATCCTCTGGGACCAGCGGGTTTTTGACGAAATCATCTATCGCGCTCTTGATCGTTACGCTCTTCTTGGAAACCTTGGTGAGATCTGCGATGACCCGATCCGTCATGTCGGCGGCGTAGGTCGCCATTGCCTTTTGCATGTCTTTCTCGTGAGGCACCACGCGCTTGACCGTAGCCTCCCAGATTGGCGTCCAATCTTCGGGGAGAGCAGCGGCAGCGTCCTTTTTGAACTGCTTTACCACCTCCAAAATCTTTATCGAAAGTTTATCTCCGGCGTCTTTCCGCTTTTCCGCGTTCTTCGCAAAGCGCGACTTGTACGGGACGATCTCGCCTTTCTTGACCGGCGGACCGCCTGCCGACTTCGACTCTGGAACGGTGCCGACCGGCATAAGCAAGGAAGATCCCATGATCGCGTCCCCTCCCTCGATTGCCACAAGCCCGGCCTCTCGGCGGATCTCGTTGATCGACTTGTAAGGTTGGCGACCGAGCGCGGACTCCGCAGCGGTGATCGTAGCCTCTTCGTCTTCTGGCGTTGGATCATCGAAATCGAGAACGAGATCATCGCCCCAGCGTGGGACGTACAGCTCATTTAAGAACGTCACAAAGCGGACCAGACGCGGGCGCACGGTCCACTTGGAGTAAATATATTCGAGCGTTCCCATCGAAGCGCGGTTGACCGTCTCCCCCAAACCAAGCCCCAAGAGCGGACCCGGCACGCCGAACGCGGCCAAGATCTCGTCACGGGACTGCGTGCGTTGTGTTGAAAATTCCATGTCCTGACCGCCCTTGCCCTCGTATGCGACCTTAACGCCGCTTGGGAGAACGCCGATACGGTGGCTCTTGCCGCGCCCGCTAAAGCGTTCCTCGAACGATTCGCGGAGCATCTTGATAATGCTGTCCTCGTTCGTGTTCGACTCGAAGAGCATACCCGGCGACGATCCTTGCTCGAAAAAGCGGCGCATCCAGTCACGCGCCCAGTTGTCCCCGTCGATCGCGTCGATCGAGGCACCGGCTGGCCCCTTACCCAAGAACCCACCGGCGGGGGCGGGGTTGCGGAAGTGCAAAATCTGGTGGGGGAGATACTTTATCACGCTCGCGCTCCCCTCTGGGCGGTACTCGTACGATTTTAATTCGTCGCCCTCCACGACGATACGCACGCGACCGGGGTTTAAAACCTTGATCGCGTCCGGTTCGTCGTCCTCGTTTTTCACGCCTTCGAGCAGCCAATAGACGTTGCCGCAGAGGTCGTCTTGCATGGACCACAAACGGAACAGCTCGAACCGCACCATCGTTTTGCTTGGGGAGTTCAATAGATCAAGCAGGGGATGATCTTCGATCTCGGTCCAGTCCTTGCGGTCTTTGCCCTTCACTTTGTAGAGGCGGAGAGTGGCCGCTGCGTGGGCGTCCGCGTTCTTGTTGATGCACTTGTACACCCAGTTTTGGGCGAGCTTTAACAGCCGTTCTTGTGACGGTTCACGGGCTGGGAGGATCCCGCCGGTCGACTGTCCGAAGAGGTCGCCCGGATCGGACATCGAAAAATCTTTGACCTTGGCACCGCCAATCAACGCACGTACAGCCAACAACCTGATTTTATTTACAGCGGACATAT